AACCGCCGTTGTTATGCAACTGCTGATTTAAAAGCACAAATTATGTGTGAACGTACAAAAGAATTACTACGTACTGGTAATATGAAAGGCGAACAAGGTCACCCTATGAGTGACAAAGTTGAACGCCAATCTACAATTGACCCTAGTATGGTAGTAGTTAAATATCTTGATATTAAAGTTGAAGGTAACTTAGTTCTTGGTCGTTTTACTGGTACTAATAACCAAGCAGGACGTGACTTCAATGAAGATCTTCTAGATGGTGAATTACCAAGCTTTAGTCTTCGTGCATTAGGCGCATTAGAAAACGTTGGCGGTAAGAACTATGTAAAAAATTTAAAGATCATTACATGGGACCGTGTAATCTATCCTTCCCATAAACGTGCATATACTACAGGTCTAATTAAAGAATCTGCTGGTATGGAAGACAACAATGAAGTTGTAGTTCAAGAAGGTTATGAAGGTCGTATTATCCCAATCAATAACCCTGCAGTAATCAGCTATATCCAATCTGAATCTGCAAATGTAGATTTAATTTCTGATGTAATGGAATTCAATAAACGTGGTATGACTGTATTAGAAAACGGTGATGTACGTTTATTCGATGAAAGTGGTGCATCTTTGATTATGTCTCCTGAAAAATATATCAAAGATGAAATCATGGAATGGGCTAAAAAGCAATACTAAGAAAAAAATAAAACAACCCAAGGAGTCTAAGCTCCTTGGGTAATTTTTATCACTAATTTAGAATTACCATATTCTAAATACTCAACTGTATATTGTTTATCATTTAATAGACGTTCACCTAGATCATTAAGATTTGCAGAATTAATATAGATTCTATTCTCACATACTATAAAAGTATAATGAGTCTTCAATCTATCAACGTATTCGATCTCAATATTGTTATTACTAAACTCTCTAAACTTTTTACCTAGCATATATTCTAGTTTGCCCATAGCGATAGCCATTGGATATTTAGGAGTATATACCACATTAGTTAAGTTAGCTAATCTAGCTTGATATACTTCTGGGATTACAACTAATCCAAAGGATCTAATATATTGGATATTATCTAATATCCATTGACAAGATTGTTTAACGCATTGGAGTTCAATTTCATCTCTATAACCATTATTGAACTTAATATACTTATAGTCAATCAATTGGTCTACATGAGTTAATTCATGGATAATAATTTCCAATGCTAAGTTTCTAATTTGATCTGTATCAATAAATTTATGAGCTTCTACTGTATCAGCAAATGCTTCTAAGCTTATATAGATACAACCATATGGTGTAGTTCTAGCAATATTAGTTTTA